GTCATGCCATGCAGGTCATACTCCCCGTCAAAATATATGGTAACCGCGCCTTTAATCTCTTCCGACAGGATGCCCTGGTTATAATACCCTTCCGATACTTCCGGCTGAAAATACATGCTTCCGTCCACCTTAGAAAAATCCTGTTCCGGAAATGCATATATCTTATCCGGAATCTGTCCGGAGAAAGGCTGTGTAAGGCCTGACACCGGGTGTACTTCCTGAGGCTTTACGTGTGCTCCCTTCTGCGCTTCCAGATTTACAACACCCATATATACTGTAAGGTAACCTCTTTCCCTCAGGGCGCTTTTCATACTGGCTTTATACGCCGTTGATACACTCTGCATTATTCAATCACCCCGCAGTCTATTATGTTTACCTTGCAGTCTGCGTACACCTTAGGAAGCCATGCCCTTGGATTGGCTGAACCGTCCGCATTATACTCCGGCTCTACTTCTTTCGGTGTGGCCGTCCTGTCTCCCGGATACATTTTCAGTGTTATCCAGTCATTATTCACCATGTCAGGAAATCTGACAGTCACAAAAAAATTCTGAAATTCTTTTAATATGGAAGACCACGTAGCAGCATCTAAAAACTTCCACTGCAGGGAATCGATTTTGTACTGGTCCCTTCCTACCTTCTGGCCAACCATTGTACCCATGCTGTTCTTACCACCGCTCACTGCCGTAGATACCACAAAATTCAGTCCCTGGTCAGGAGCCGGGAACAGCTTTCCGTTTATAGTTATAAATCCCGCCATTTCAAGCTCCTTTCTTAGAACTGATGTCCTAACTTACTTCTGGACTCTTTTAGGGACTGTAACAGTGACCTGCCATCCAGTTCAATGTCCAGATCCATGCTTTCCAAAATTGTGATAATACGTGTCAGCAGTTCCACTATAGTCATCAGAAGTTCTGTGCTTAAATTACCGCCACCGTTGGCCAGTTCTGCTGCCTTAACCGCCATATCAAGCAATTTACTTTCCGGTGATACAATTTCACCCTCGCGTTTATTATCACCAATGACTGCCAGCTGCGGCTGGTTTGCACCTACATAACCGCCCTGTGCTAATAATGGTATCTGCGGTGCTTTCAGTTCGTTTAAGTTGAACCCGAATGTCTTGCCTCCCAAAGCCGGTACCCAGTCAGGGATATCAAATGACAACGCATTCAGCGCCCGGATAACAGTGTTAATACCACTGGTGACGCCGCTGATCAGCGCATTGATGCAGCCGAGAATTCCGTTTATAGCTCCTTTGATAATGCTCCAGATACCGTCAAATACACCTGATACGATATCCTTAACTCCCAGCCATGCCTTTTTCCAGTTACCGGTAAAAACTCCCGTCAAAAATTCAATTATTCCCCTCAGTACCTTCAGTGTGCTTCGTACAGCATCCGCTATGGTGTTGATGACATTGGATGTGGTTTTCATGATAACACTGAGCACATTGGTTACAACAGGGCTCAATACATCCACCAGCCAGCTTACAATAGGTGCTATAAACTGGTTATAGATTTCCAGTGCGCCATTGATAAGCTCCCCGATAAAGCTTAAAATCTCCGCACATAGCGGCTGTATATGGTTTGTCCACATATCCTGCAGCACTTTTATCAGAGTATCCCATACCGGCTTCACAATATTTGTCCATGCACTCTGCAGCAGTTCCCCAGTACGTGACACGGCTTCCCGGATATTCTCAAATATGGATGCGCCGTAAGTATTCCAAAAGTCCTGAATGGTTGTCCAGCAGTCAGCCCATATCTGCTTTATCAAGTCAAGCGCCGGCTGTATGCCTTCCATCCACACCCTGTCAAATATATCCTTTACCGTGGTAAACAGCTCTGTGCACGTAAGGATAAATTCTGTTGCAAACTGTGTCAGAATTGGTAACCCTATCGTAATGAAATTACCAATCTCCGCAGACCACAGATCCCACATGGAACCAAATACCATTGAAAACGAAGAAAGCATCCCCGAGATAACAGTACCTGCGCTATCTATGGATGTCTGGATTAGTGTGACAAAATCTCCCGTAAACCAGTCAAGGAGCGGCTGTCCAAAGCCAATGCAGTCTTTGAATACCTTCGCAAATACCTGAACCAAGCCTGCTGCCGCAGTTCTGATTTTATCAAATGCACCAGCCACATTATCCCCAAAGCTGTCCTTCAGGAATCCGAATATCTTTCCTGCTGTATCTTTTGCCATACCAAGCAGGTCCATCAGCTTTCCCGTAGTCGTATCTACTGCAGCATCTGTGGATGTAAGCATGCTGCCGGTATCCATACCTCCCCCTGAAGCGCCTCCGCTTCCGGAAGAATCGGTACTGCTGTCCGATATGATATTCAGTTCATCAATTCCTAATGCTCCGGTTGCCTTTGCCGCTTTCTTTGCCGCCCCCGCAACACCATTAAGACCTTCTGTCGCATTGGCTGCATCCTGGGCGATGGCAGCCACACCGGATGACCCACTGCCTCGGTTTCCGGTAAGCAATTCCGTAAATGCCTTAAACTGGTTGGCCAGTATCTGCAGCTTTCCAATCAATGCATTTACCATCTGAATGATTGGCGTAAACAGATTTATAAATCCCTGACCCAGAGTAGCCTTCAATGCATTAAACTGCAGAGATAGCACCTTCGTCTGGTTTGCCCAGCTGCCGGATGTTTTAGCAAAGTCCCCTTGGGCATCCGATAATGCCGACATGGTATACTGGTACCGCAGCATGACCTTTTCCTGCTCTGTCATGCTGGCTGTGGTCTTGCCGAAGCCGTTATTCAGTGCATACTGGTCCAGGTTTGTCTGTGTCAGAAGAACACCTATGGACTTGAGAGTTTCTGTTTCACCCGTCCAAATAGATTTCAGCTTGTCAAATGCTTCATCCGTGGAAAGGTTATAGAAAGATGCCACATCACCTGTCAGTGCTGTTACGGCCGCAGACATATCATAGGATGCCTGCTCGGAGAACCCCATTGACTTACTCATGGCGCCAAGGGTACCTATATACTGTTTTGCCAGTGTTTCCGACATGCCGTACGTTTTCATGGCATTGGCTGCGAATTCATTGACGGAACCGTTCAGAGTCTTAAACGTAGTATCCACTACGTTCTGTACTTCTGTCAGGTCAGAGCCAAGTTCAAGGCATTCCTTCGTGAATTTAGTTATGGCACCTATGGCAAGCACACTGCCTATCAGTTTCCCGATAGGCTTAAAAGCATTAACTATCGGCGCCTGCGCACTCTGTGCAAGTCCTTTTACCTGTTTGTTGAACGAAGACTGGTTTACATTTAGTCCAAGGTCAATCTGTCCTACTTCTGTACCACCCATACCACACCTCCCTTCTGTTTGTATTATTCCTTAAACGCTGACCTGCAGAATGCCTGGAATTCTTCCATATAGGCCTTGTATGCGGCAGGATCTTCCCGCAGCTTCCTCATTTTTCGTTTCTGCCAGTCGGACCTTATCCGTTTCTGCTCTGCCGTATACTCTTTCAAAATCTTCGGATCCTTTTCCGCCCTTATACTGACAATTTTCCCCAGCGGCGTATCCGGAAGAAGCCCTGACAGAAGAGTACAGAATTCCTGCCATGACATATCATCTTCCTGTCGCAAACGTATTCCGTACTGCTGTGCAAAGGATGCCTCTATAAGGTCATAGTCATCATACAGGTCGTAATAGTCATCACTTCTTTTCCGTATCCTGAAATCGGCCTTCCACTTCTTCCAGGGTGCTGCCCGTGGCTGCCGCCATAACTGCCTGGTATACGGTCTTGTATTCCGGAAGCGGCAGATCCATATCCTCCACTTCCTTGGTCGCCTTGGCTCCGATCAGCATCTCCAGTGATTTTGTCATCAATCCAACTTCGTTAAATGTGCCGTCCTTGGATTTGTTCTGTACTTCCTGCACCATTGCCTGCATATTCAGGATGGTGTTTTTCCGGTTGTTTACCGTTACTACAAGGTCATCTGTAATCTTTACCATCGGAAGTTCATTGGTAATTCGTTTTGTAATATCAATAATCTGTGCCATATTCGTGCCTCCAAAAAAGGGACAGACCGTCTGTCTGTCCCGATACCATCAGTTACTCTGCATCCGTATAGGTGGGTTTACCGTCCGAAAGAGCTTCCCCCTCCAGGCCCCCTACCGCCGTAGCATCTCCGCCAAGGCTTGTTACATTGATTACGCAGGGGATTTCCAACTTGCCTCCGTCCGGGAAGTTGATAGTCATAATAGACTCGCAATCGTGTCCTTTTTTCATAAAAAGTCCGGCCACGTAGTCATTTCCCGGGTCTCCATAGTTACGCTTACCCCCCATGCTTACGGAAAGGGATTTGCCGGTCATCATCCGGCGTTTCCATCCCTCAGCATCCATTGCATCCCATTCTTCTACATTACCGTCAATGGCAATGCTCAGGCTCTCCGCATCCTTAACCACTTTCATGGTACTTTCATTGGTCTTGTCCCGTCCTGCCGTATTAACGCTAAAGGTAACCTCATTTACCGGAGATACACCGGTTGTGCCCCCGAAAAACTGAAGATTCATCTTTTCCATTCCTGTTCCTACCTTTCGTAGTATATATTCGCTTCTATAACCATTTCATAGATGCCGTCAACATCCGTTCCCACGACAATGGGTGCGTCCGTCAGCAATCTGGTGAATAGAATACGAACTTCGTTTACAGTTACATTGCGGATATTTTCTATGGCTCTGTACAGTTTTTCCGCTGCCTTTTCTGTATCGCCGATAGACTTATTCCAGTGGACAAGAATACTTATGGGCTTAATGGCATACGAGCTGTTCTCAATACCTCCCACAGTGTTCCTTTTATCCTGCTGCCGGGTAAGATTGTAAACTCCTATGCACTGCTCTTTCTTGTCCTGCATTTTTCCGCAATACACATGCTGCCTGTCCACTATATTCAGCGCTGCAATGCACTCTGCTACATCCACAACCGTCATAACCCAGCCTCCTTTTTATAAAATATGTTAAATGCTTTTTGAGCAAGTTCCTGCTTAGTACCACCCGGAAGATACTGGTCAAGCCATCTGCCACCGGCATTAGGATTTTCCGTCTTATCAAAGTGGTATTCCGGGTGATAATACA